CAGCGCATCCGAACTGTCGATGCTGGCTTCAGTGGCGAGAGCTTATTGAATGAGCTTTTTAGGCCTGCCGATATTCGCAGTCGTTGAACGTGGTCCGCTGTTTGCGGAAATCTTGAAGCGTTGACATATCCGTTACGCGAGGGTTTTTCCGAATGGCTGGAAGCCGACCATGTCATGGCGACAAGGTTAAACAACGTTGTGTTGAGCTGCTGAAGCAAGGCACTTCGGTAGCAAACATTGCGATGAGACTCGGCGTTTCGAAGTCGTACGTGAAGCGCGAACGGGAAAAGCTCAAAGGCCTTGCCCCGGAGTCGCACGGCGATGACGATTGATTTTTCCAACTGGACCCGCAAGGCACTGGGAACTGAAGCAGTGCCAATGCCGGTCTCTCAGGGCCAGCTAATCGACCCGGCCCGCAAGGGTGCGGTGATGACGTCGCTGTCGGATCCGGAAATCGATCCGATTCAAATGACGGCCCTTGCGGCGATCAATACGGATGCGATTGACTACGAAAACGAAGTCATTCTGCCATCTGGCGTGATGCTGGCCAACTACAGCCAGAACCCGGTGGTTCTCTGGAATCACGGCCAGGAAGTGACGCTTCCGATCGGTCAGTCTCAGTCACCGATGGGTGAGCTTGACATTTTGCGCGAGCAGAGCCGGATCGAAGCAAGGACGTACTTCTCCAAGTCGTTCCCGTTTGCCGGCCAGATTTTCGCGTTGATCGACGAGCGAGTCATTCGTGCGACATCGATCGGCGTGATACCTGTCGAGATCGCGGAGTATCAGTCACCAAGCGGCCAGAGGGTCATGGTGACGGAGCGGAGCCACATGGTCGAGTTTAGTTGGTGCCCGGTCGGGGTTAACCCTGAATCGATCGCGACTGGCCAGAAGTCGTTGTTTCCTGACTGGTTGGCCGAAGCAGCTAACTTGCAGATGGACCGAGCGATCAGTGTTTTGAACCGTGGAAGCCTTGGAGGTGACCGGCTGTTGCCAGCGATTCGCAAGTCGCTGGCGGCGATGGTGCCAAAGCCGAAGGGGCTATTAGTCAAACCTTTCGACACCGAAGAGGACGAAATGAGCAAAGATACCCTGACCCCTCGGGAAATTAAGAAGCTTACGGCTGCCCAGATCAAGTCGATGGACATGGGCAAGTATGACGACAAGACCAAGGCGCTCGTGGAAAAAGCCATGAGCGAGATGGAAAAGGAAAAGGCTTGCGTCGATGGCAAGTGCGACCCGGCAGAAGGCGATGATTCGATGGTCCAGCGCAAGGCCATGATGACCGAGGAATCCGAGGTCGAAGACGAAATGGACGATGAATCGGAAGACGAAGGTCAGACCGAGGAATCGGAAGTGGTCGAGGATGCGGTTGAAGAAACGGTCGAGACCAAGTCGGTCGGTGAAGGCATGGAAGGCAGCCCGATGAAGTTGGGTGCCCGGATTCTGACCGAGCTGTTCGATGCCATCGCGTACGCTCGCGACTATTTCCAAGGCCAGCTCGGGCCGTTGGAAAACGACACCGTTCGGTCCGGTGTCGAAGAAATGCTTGCGCAACTCAGCGACATGGCGGATGCGGCGCGTGGTCTGTTCGAGACCGCGTACCCGGAGCTGCCGGTCCTGGGATCGGAAGAGGAAGTCGATGAAGACTCGGAAATGGCTGGTCAGATGAAGTCGCTGCTTGCGGCAAGTCAGACCAAGCAGTTCCAGACGCTTGGCCTCAAGTCGTTGGTTTCGGCCCTGGAAAAGAGCCCGAACCTTACCAAGACGCAACGGCGAAGCCTCAGCACGATCGGCTGCAAGCTTGATCGGTTGGTGAAGTCGGCGTCCGACTACAAGGCACCGATCCCTGAAGGGTATGTGCCCAAGCAAGAGCTGGAGGCCACTCAGTCCGCGCTCAACAAGGCGATGGATGTGATCGGCAAGCTTGAGGCACAAGTGCTTCCCGCAAGCTGAAGGCTTGACGGGATTTTTGGGAATTCCTCCGGAGTTGCGATTGAACCTCCGGAGGTTGATCACGGGCGAATCGGGCTTGGATGACAAGCCGTAATTCACCAGGATCGTAAAAGGAATTGCCAAATGAGCGGCGCTGCCACCCTAGACCCTAAGGCGTTCGAAGAGCGCCTTGATCGTTTGAATGATCAGCTCAACAAGATCGGTTCTTCGATCGAAAAGACCCACGTCAACCACGAGTTGGGCGCTGTTGCCTACTTCGAAGACAGCGACGAGTCCTACACCGGGGCTCAACTGAAGGGCTTCCAAAAGGTTGATCGGCCTCGTCGTCGGTTGCCGAAGAATTACACCGAGCGTCAGTTCAAGAGCTTTGGTGACTTCCTTCGCACCGGGATGCGGAATCAAAGCGATTTCGCGGAACGGTACAAGAAGCAAGCCGACGCGGTCATCAAGTCGTTCGGTCTGAACACGTACGAAGGCGAGAACGGCGCTTCGCTGGTTCTGCCCGAGTTCGCTCCGGACATCATGCAGACGGAGTACACGAACGACCTGTTCAGCCGGACCAACAACTTCACGGTTGCCGGCAACACGATGGTTTTCCCCAAGGTGAACGGTGCGAGCCGTGAGCAAGGGAAGCGTCAGGGTGGGATCCAAGGCTACTGGAACGGAGAAGAAACGCTCCTGACCAAGTCGAATCCTCAGTTCGACAACATCACGCTGCGGCTCAAGAAGTTGCACGTGTTGGTGTACGCGACCGAAGAGTTGATCGACGACAACAGCTACGCGCTGGAGCAGTGGATCAGCCGTGCGGTTCGTTCGGAACTCGACTTCATGCTCGGTGACTCGGTGTTCCGTGGCAACGGGACTTCGCAGCCCCTCGGGTTCCTGGACGCGCCGGGTACGATCGTCGTCAGCAAGGAAACCAGCCAGGCGGCCGCGACCTTGGTTACCGACAACATCCTCAAGATGTGGTCGCGCCGATTGGCGACCAGCCGGATCGAAGATCTGGTGTGGTTGATCAACCAGGAAGTCGAGCCCCAGTTGGCGAAGCTCGTTCTCGGTACCGGTGGTAACTCCGCCCTGGTCTACATGCCGCCCGGTGGCCTGTCGGCCACGCCGTACGCGACCCTTCAGGGCCGTCCGGTCCTGCCGACCGAGTTCAGCTCCGCGCTCGGTACCAAGGGCGACGTCGCGTTGGTTGACTTCAACCGAATGCTGTCGATTTCCAAGGGTGGCGTCACCCAGTCGATCAGCAAGGAAGTCGAGTTCCTTCGCGATGTGACCGCGTACAAGTTCACCGTTCGGGTTGATGCCCGTCCGATGGATGCAACGCCGATCACCCCGTACAAGGGCAGCAACACCCAGTCGGCGTTCGTCGTTCTCGAAACGCGTGCTTGATCCTAACCGGGTCAATGTGATTCCCGGGGTCATTTAGACGGCCCCGGGATTTAGTCCGCTCGATACTTAAACTTTCACTCGGTTAGAGGAATCATCAAATGAACGTTGGTTATGACTTGGTTAAGGGTGGCGACATCCAGATTGGGATCATCCCGAAGGACATCGCTGCTGCTGCAAACACGGGCGCGTGGGCCTCGATGCAAAGCGCCAGGCGGCTGCACATCCTGGTGGCGTTGGCTGCTGGGACGAGCGGCGAACACGTGACGCTTGAGCTTGAGCAGGCGCAGAATGCTTCGGGCACTGGAGCTAAGGTGCTTCAGATCAGGAAGCTTTACTACAAGGCAGCCGCGGACATTGCGGCCACCCAAAAGTTTACCGAGGTGACCACGATCGATCGCCAGAACGGCGTCAATTCGTACGTTTCCAGCGGTGCCGGTGTGGCAACTCTGCAAATGTTGTTCGTGATCGTTGTCCACGCGGACGATCTCGACATCGCCAACGGATTTACCCACGTCCGGTTCAAGTGTGCCGACCCGGGCACCGCGAGGACTGGAACCGTTCTTCACATCGCGGATGCCGTCGCCTATGCGGGCGCGGACAAGGCGTTCTTGATCTGACGTGGCCCATAGCCTGCGGGCTTGGATACGGTCGGTAATAAAAACAGAATCCGGCAGGTTTTAGGGCCTGCCGGATTTTTTTGTTACACCAGCCAATTAAGGAAAACGGGATGAGCCAAGCAACGATTCTGTTTGCACTTACCGCTCGATATGCAAACGAGCGATCGATCAAGATTCAGGGCGTCAAGGATCTCTGTGAAGAGTTCGGAGCTGCTTTTGATACCAGCCTTGGGGCTGAGGGCTTCGCGGTTTACGCGCAGGAGTTCGCACGGTTGGTGCGTCCTGGAATGTCCGAGACTCCCGAGCAGATTCTTGTGTTCACCCGGGAGCAGATTGAGTACGCCAGGAACCAGTGGGCCTTGCTTGAAGGCGAAGCGGAGTCGGATGTTCAGGGTGATGGCCAGACCGGCGACTCTGTGAGCGACGACGAGCTGCGGGAGAAGGCGATCGAGGAACGTAAGGCCCGAGAAGAGGCCGAAGCCAAAGCCCGATCCGAAAAGCAGAAGGCAGAGTCCAACCTGCTGGAGCCGAAAAAGGTCGAGGACATTCAGATCGAGACGCTGAAGATCGATCCGCGGGCGAAGAAAGCCTTGCGAAAGGAAGGGCTTGATACGGTTGGTGACGTTTTGACGTACGCGTCGGCCAAGCCTTTGGATGCGATCCACGGAATCGGTCCGGACATGGCCAAGGCGACGTTGTCCGCGATCGAGGCATTGCGGACGCAGTCTGCGGACTGATCGAAGCTCTGTCGGTCAGTTAGTAAAAG